CCTGAACGTACTTGTACTAGGTTGTGCTGTTCATACTTCCTCCCACCTGAGTGTTTACACTTAGTTCAGACCTAGGGTCTGAAATCCATTGTAGGAACTGGTACGTCTTCGGACTCAGTTTCCTATGTCTCATTTCATCTTTGATGATCCTGGAGTTGATCTCCTGTGTCCTCAATTTCACAACCATGTCGTTGATGAATTGGATTGTTGCTTCATATTGTCGGGCAAAAAGACTAGTTCTTTAGGCTTCGACTTCATGGGCATTAAAATCGCCTACGGCGAGCTTTCCCTGTGCAACAAGCACAGTAAATTTAGGGGAAGTAAAATCACTATTCATAGACAGAATGGCCATGCTGGTTCAAATACAGCTATGGGCTCTGTGAAATTACCGGACCAGGTTAAAACCCTGGATCATAAATTTATAGCATCGAACCCCAAAGCCAGGATTAGACTGTGTTGCACTGAATGCAACATCAATCGCCATACTGACTGCGGGGGCCATGTTATTAACACGCGCGGATGGGGTTACTCTTGTGTCGATTGTCATTTCAGATGGCCAACGGGTCAGGGCTTTTGGGCCCATGGAATTAAAGGAACTTTTGTTGAGGCGATATCTATGATTGAGGATAGTGAAGATGAGGATATATATGGTTTCACTCCAACATTCTCAGTAATTGAAAATCCTAGGAAAATTTTCTTAACAATAGCCATGAAAGCTCTTAAATCTAGAGCTTATCATGAGATACTTGTTGCGAAGGTTAATCTAGTGATAGATTCAATTTTACATGAGAGAAACGGACGAACCATTTGGACTAATCAAGTTCACAAAACCAAGCATATCATTATTGAAGCTGCTTTGAGCGCTTCTGATGATCCTGAAGGCGAAATTATTGAAGCTGCTTTGAGCGCTTCTGATCAACCTGAAGGTTTTGAGCAATTGCGGAGACATTACGCATTGTTATTGGAACTTGAGAATTCTGAAATAGAAGTTGAAATAGGCGATGATCCAACAAGTGAGAACGAAGTTCATCATGAAACCCTCTCAATTAGGAAAAGAGGAAATCGTGGAGGTAGGAAATATATCAAAAAGGGCGAATGTGCGAAGAGACTGCTTTCACGTTCTCAAAGGAAGAATTACAAATTGGGTAAGTACCCAACCGTGGAAGAGTTTCTTAGAGACCATATGGATTACAAGAACCATCTAGGCTTAAAATTTGTTGACACTGATAAGATACATGTGATTAGCAAAAATATAGTCGTTGAGCCTCTAAGGCATATGGCTTGGGTTAGTGTTCATAAACCCCAAGCTAGGATAGGAGCTGTTCTCGAGGATTGGCCTTCTGACGATGCTGATATGCCTGTTGAACCAAACGTTGGTGGCAGCGGTGATTGCTGGCAGAAGCTGGGTGCTATGGTGAAATTTGAGGGTTCTCTCTATGATTTGACTCATATGAAATTATCGGTTTTAATCGAATCATTCGTTGAGGCTGAGTACCCAAAATTCGCTTTGGCGTTGAGAATCAAGTGGGAGTTCGATAAGGACCGAGATATTCACATTGACATTGTTAAACCCGTCTTTCCATTCACAAAGAAATTGGAGGGTTATCAGAGTATAATTGAATTCAAACAAACCATGCGCGAGATTCTTGGTGAATATCAAGTTGCTATGGATCGTTATGTTGGTGACAAGACAAATGCTCTGGCTAAAGCTACTATGGCTATGACTAGTACAGCCGCTCAAGAGGCCTTTGACGGAGCAAACACACAAGCCGTTTTGGATGAAATGGCTAAAGTGAACAAGTATTGTCCGTATTATGTGCCTGAAGAAGTGAGAGAAGTGGCCAATAAGATGGGGATTTCGTACTTTGAGAATTCTCCAAAGCCACATAGTCATCCTTTGCATCATGCGATATCAATGGAGATTTTGTACAACATCTATCCTGGATACACAAATGATTTGCGAACCACAATTGTTAACATGAAGGAATCTAGGTTAGAAAATTTCCTTCGAGAAACTCGTAAGCCCAGAGATCATTATGTGTTGAAGAACATAGTTAGAGAGGCAAAAGACCTGAGTCGTTACAAGACTTATGCACCTGAGGTGTTTGAGATTGGTCATATCTCAACACCGTGTATGCTTTTCGACCAGTGTGCACAGTTTTTGACTCCTGGTGACATCCTTGGCTTGTTCGAAAGCAACAGGACTTTGACAACAATGATATTAGGACATGAGTTCCCTTTGGCTGCATTGCGTAGTTCAACATCACCTGATCCAAATCTTTGGCAACATCGAGTTAGTGGCAAACAATTGTATTATTATCCTGAGACAGATAAAAGTGAACCTTATGCTCAACCCTTTGATCCAAGAGTGTTGTTGAGTAAAACTATTGAGTCATCAGATGGAAAGATGATCTTGTTCTGTCAAGTAGTTTTCACGAAGCTTAATTCTCATGTTCAAATAATTTCTAAGATTCCGTTCGGAGTTAAAGAATATTTACCGGTGGACAATTATGAGTATGTCGTTTTGCCGAAATTACACAGAAATCAGTTTGAGTCAGATTTGGTGCCAAGAGTCATCTTTGACAAGATGCTGGCTTATATGGAAACGGTACCAAACACTGATAGTCGAGAGGCTCGAGCCAAATTGAGGCAATTGGTGGATCCAGAGAAAACATGGTTACCTGATGGCACGATTGAAGAAATGATCAAAGTGATATTATGCATTAGGCAGCGTAGGAAGATGACTGGAGAAATTGATAAGCACTATGATTCCTTAGGAGGTTGGTTGCTTTACAATACTACTGGTAGGTTGCGAAAATGGCATCTGTCAAAATGGGAACGCAGGTACGCACGTAGATGGAAGAGTTTGAGTTCTGTCGAGCATCCAATGGGATTAATACCTTTAGTTTCAATTAAACAAAGGAGTAGCAAGGAAAAGAATTCACCTCAGTATTTCGATATAACACTGCCTAAAGGAGCAGGGCAGAATTTCTGGAATGCCGTAGGGTTTTGGATGAGAGCTTTGTTCAAAAATGATCCTGTTGATCCCAACATTGATATGATAGAAATGCCTGATGAGGATGAAACATTCACACCCATGAGTAAGAGGAGATTTAATGATGAAGGCGCAAAAGCCGTGGTTGCCTTAGCTGCTAAACAATTCAGAGCTCTATATACCATTGAAGAACCGCCTAAGCGATTGAAGCCGGCTAAACCTAAGCATGTTAAGCTGATGACGAATATTGATCGCAGCAAGTTGGATGAGGAGTTCTGGGATGGCTATTTCATAACTGAGTTGGCTGATAATGTACAATTCGATGTAGTGCAGAGGACTGAATATGGCAAGACTCTTGAAGCTACTTCGTTTATTGAACTGATGCAACAGGCGACGGATAAAGATAGATTCTTTGAACGGCAAGAGAGGATTGAGAGAGCAATTGGGGATTCGAAGAAAGTGGTGCAGTGGATGGATGTAAAAGTTCCTGGCGCTTACACGATGGATGGAGAAGAGCTCGAACCATCAATGCATGACTATATGTTCGCTGCCACAGGAAATCATCCTGAAGTTGTCGAGTTTTTAAAAGCAAATCTTGGCACAGGGATAGTTGAGGAAGAGGAAACAGAAGATGTGGTCTCACTTTTAGATCAATTTAGCGAGCCGGATAATGATAGTGATGCTGATAAATCCGAAGCAGAAACTGATTCAACCGGGCCTTTGCCAGAGAATGCTTTTACGCAAGCCATTTCTGGTGAAGATTTGCAGAACATAATTGATGAGAGTGATAATGACCCAATGATTCCTCCAACTGATAACTGGTTTGAACCCCAAATTGATGCGATTGATCCGCTGAAAGTCGAAAAAGTGTTGGACAGTGAGAAACTTACCTGGAATCCATTGCACATAAGCATTCCTGCGTTGGAATTCTATGACAAGATGTGGCCTCACAGTCAAGGTGTGAGGTATATGCAGGTTCCAGCTTGGCCGTTAGTGCGGCAAAAGCTACCTTATCCAAAGGGACGGGATTGCTTGTTAACTGCAATGTCAAAGATTATTTCCAGTTTAACAGGTAGGAAAATAAATCCTTATTCTTTGTGGGTTAGGTGTTGTAGATTTTTCCCGAGAGATGATCTGGAAGGTTATACGTCTTTTGGTCTGAGCAATGATATGGCCAATTTGCTGGCAGTTCAGTATCATTTGAACTTGCAAATATGGAGTCAAGGCTCATTATACCAATACATAGGCGTCGATGAAGGCAAACCTTATCGACTTGATCATTCCATTTTATCAGGAAATTTACATCATTGGTCAAGTGGGATAAAGATACCACCTCTGATAATTTCACAATTCTCGAAGCAGGTTAGAACACCCAGTACAAAGACCGGATTGAAGGTTTACAACAAACTTAGCGCTTTACCGACAGTCAGGAAGGTGGACTTTAAACCATGCGGAGAGAGAGCGGACAAGTTGCTCTATGAGATGATAAATGGATCCAGTTTCATTTTCAAGGATGCTGCCTCAAATATGCCAAGGTTGAAAGCTTGGTCAATTCAAGTTAAGGCTCAATTGCATTATGAAGATGCTCACCCAATTAGGAGAGAAATAGGGATGATAGTAGGAGATCCAGGTTGTGGAAAGTCGGCTCCTATAGCTGCAGTTTTGGCTGATAAGACTCTGCACAGAGAGAATGCCTTTTCTGTAGTGACTGCTGGAACAGCTTTACGCGCTGATTGGGCACTCAAGATTGGAGTTCGCAAGAAAGATGACTTAACCAAGCGACCATCAAATATCTCTTATTGTTGTACGTCAGATTACTTCTTAGCGAAAGCACCTAGGCCTGAAGTTTTGATCGTTGATGAGAACAAGTTCCCACCCGGATACTTATCATTGGTTACTCTTTTGATGCCCTCAATTAGGCTTATATTATTCGCGGGAGATTTCTTCCAGGGTGCTTGGCATGATGCCAATGGTTCACCTTTGAATGAACTGATGAGTGAATTGGAATGGTGTGAAAAATACATTAACAGTTACATTTTGGGGAGTAAAAGATTCGGACATGAAATGGGTCTGATCTTTAACACACCCACAATTTACAATGTTCCTTCAGGAGGTTTGAGATTCTCAGATGCTCTTATGATGAGCTGGCAAGATATGAAAAGAGTTTATCCCGAAATCAAGAAGAATGCAGATCTTAAGGAAATTTGGTCTGATCATCTGACTTTGGAAGCTTCTCGAGCGGCTGTTGATGTTTCAGAAGGATTGAATAATACAAATGTGATAACGGCTTCTTCAGCCCAAGGCTTGACGACTTCTATGGCTCAGGTAAATGTGGACAGAACAGTTACAACTAAGGTGGGGCCAGAAATAATGTGGGTAGCATGTTCACGCTCCCAAAGACTGGTTCTAGTGTTCACTGGGAGTCAGAATGGGTCAGCTGCTTCAGAAAGATGGAACAACCCTGTGATACAGACGCTATACGAGTACAAAGTGGGCACCAGAGCTGGTAGTTCTGCCAAGTATAAGGTTGGTAAGCAGATTGATTTTAGGCAGATGCAAGGGGGAATTAAACAGAATTGGGACTTAATTCTGGCTTTTCCCCCTGACAAGAGTTCTAACTGGGAACAATTGAGACACAACTTTAAACCAATAGTGGGTTATCTTGATGGAATTAACTACGTACCCCTTGGTGGCAGGTTGCTTGGAGGCTTCAAAACCTTTAAAGAGAATTTAGCTGATATGGGTTATGATGGCCATCCTATGATGAGAACTCGAGAGTTGGGATATAAGATACCGGTCGATGATAAGGTTGAAGTGCCTGAATATGAGGCCCCTACAAATAAAGTCAGAACGAAGATCCCTCTGGCTGTTGAGAAAGATTTTGTTGAAATGATGAATGCTAAGTTGAGTGATAAGTGGAATAGAGAAAATTTCACCAGACGTTACGGATACACAAATCAAGTTTTGGAAGGAACTTTCTTAAGGCAAGATGCGGAATATGAAGTGGCAAGGGCCACAGAACCGCCGGCTACTCGCATGCAAATGAATAAAGTCAGACAAACTCTGATGGCTGCTGAGTTAAGCGAGTCGTTGGTTCGATATAGGGCTGAGGCTACTCAATGGATTCTTACACACACCAAGAAAGATGATGCGTCCAATTCAATGACTTGGAAGAAGAGAGTTAGACCTGGTAATCATAAAGCTAATCTGATGGAGTATCACGAGCAAGTGCCTTTCGGGGACAAATTGTGGTCTTCAGTTAAGAAATATCTGAATTGGCCTGGTATGAAGGCCCGAAAACGCTTCACTGCTCATGGTTACGAGCAAGCGATTGGTAAATTCGGTGCTAAGCGAGCCAATAGATCAGGCGCTCTTAAAATGATGGGTTTGACCAGATCTGAACCTGAGTTTACACCAAGGTTGGACATGAAGACTCAAAAGAAGATGAAGAAGTTAGATCCGCCTAAAGCAAGTGCACCTCAGGGCGTAGTCACTTTTGATGATGAGTACATATTTGAGGGTGGAGCTTTTGGAACCTACCTTTTGGACTTGTTGCTTGAAAATTTGCCTGATTATGCGTATTTCCATTGTAGGAAAAGCATTGGGCAATTATTAGCTTGGACTGAAACTAGAGCTTCTGGAGCAACAGAATATTGGGAATCGGATTTGGAAAGTCAAGAAAAATCAATGACAGCTGCTTATGTGTACTTGATAGCAGATTGTCTAATGCCATATTTAGGCTTCCCAGTTAAGGCTTGCGACTTTTTCAGAAAGAATGGTTTGAAAGTGACACTTTCCGGAACAGAAATAGGCGTGATGACCTTTTCGGGCATGTTGTTGACTTATTTGTCTAACTCATTTGGAAATCTGGCTAGGATCACTGCTAAGTATGATCTCAGGCCCGGGGAGCCAGTCAAGTTCGGTGGAGATGATTTCTTGGCATATCGTTGGTTGAAACAGAACCATGATTATGGACCATGGGAGGTTCATGATATAGCAGTTGAGAAGATCAATTTACGCAAAGACTGCGGCACATTCATAGGTTTTGTTGAACGTAAGGGTCTAATGTTCAAAGATCCTGAGCTCATGTTGATGAAACTTTTGGTTCACATTGAGCAAGGTCATGCTCGAGATGTGATTAAAGGCTATTTCCTTGAGTTTTCAATTGGTTACGCAAAAGGTGATTTACTGTACCATTGCATGAGCATAGAGCAAATGGAGGCCCATCAAATTCTAACAAGGATGTTCATGAACTTACAAAAGGATTTGAAGTTAAGCACGAAACTAGATTGGAAAGGCATAATGGCATCACCAGATGAAGATGTACTTCTGATGAGGTCTTCTTACCAGTACAACTATGCTTCAGTTGATCCACAATTTTCACAGGATATAACGGAGGGTAATAAGTTGGGTGAGTATCGAGAACCTTTGTTTGAAGAAAATATGTTGTGACTGTAAACCGGTCAAGTTTCGATTGCTTTATATTACATTAACATGGCTGAGGATAGTTCTACCCCCACCACTGTTGTTGTTGCTCCACAAGATGTGAAAGGATTGCAAGTGCCTTCTGCTCAAGTGAATTTGGCGAGTCGAAAGCATGAGACGGTCATTACTATGATTGACAGGTTTGAAGCTGCTAAGGATAAGCATAAATGTGGCGAACTTGCTACATTATTAAAGCCTGCTCTCATTGGATTTAAAGGAGTTGATTTAGTGAAAGTTGAGTTTAGGATTCGAGGGTTGACTAGCAAAGGACAAATTGCTATAGCCTTCACTTCGGCTACCGAACCTTTGGCTGATTTCGATGAAGTTGATACAGCTATTAATTCTCACAGTTTTTATACCAATAATATAAACGTGGGAGTAAAGTATTTGGTTGAACCTACATTTCCAGCGGGTTTAGGAATGCAAATTGTTCCGGCCGATCCAGCACATCCAGCCATGCATATGGCTATTAGTACTAGAGGATTTTCTGGAACTTTACAATCTTATTTCACTGTTCGTAGTGATACTAGGATTTTGGATGCTGGTTCTTTTTTCTGACTGATGAGTCGTCTGATGAATCAGCTAGTTCCGAAAGCATGCTGAATGATCCGGATGATGATGACAACAGGACCATAATTGATGTTGAAGAAGAGTTGGTAAAGGAGGATATGAGTTTGAATGAAGCTGCTTTGAGCGCTTCTCAAACACAAAGTGTTGACAATGTTGACATTGAAATAAATGTTGTTGATTTTATTGAAGCTGCTGTGAGCGCTTCTGAAATTAATAATAAAGATGAAATTGAAGAGGATAATGATTGTCCAAATCAAGAACACAGATTTTGTAGAATTGAGTGGTGTCGAGATTCATGGTATCATTCGGATGAGGAGGATTTTTCAACTGAAAAAGACTCTCGTCCTTATGATTGTGATCTTGACAATCTTTGTATACATAAAGAAGTTGTAATTTTAGCAAGTGGTATTGCATGCGTGCGAGTAAAAGAGCTATGCACGTGCGCCACTAAAGTTTTTTGAAGATTTTTGTGAAATTGTATAAATTTTGAAATTGCTTTCCGAGGAAAGTAATGAATATGAAAG